CATAAAACATCTGTTTCTTGTTTGCGGTATTCCATAATCAGTGGCTATTAAATCTTGAAAATAATTTTTGTATCCCATATTTTCTAATGCTAGTTGCCATTTATTAAAATGCTCAACATTATCTATCCCATGTACTTGTGGAACATTTTCCATTAATAACACTTGTGGCAATTGGTCTAATTTCTTTAATTCATTTAATATTCTTTCAACTTCCCATAGCATACCACTTCTAGTTGAAGTATCAGCCATACCTTTGCCTTTGCCAGCCAAACTCAAATCTTGACAAGGAAATGAATAAGTCATAATATAATCATATTGGTCTTTGTTAACTATTTTGAAATCTTTACCTTTTACATTTTGAATATTAACTAAATTGTTTGTTGCAATTATGTTATTATATATTTTTCTAAAATCTTGTCTTTTTAATTGCTCTCTAGTTGCCGGTTCATTGTAATTAATGCTAACTCCTAACTCTATCAAAACTTTTAAAATATTATCATTACTTAAATTACTAGAATAATCAAAATAATCTTGTATATGCAAATCATTATATGCTTGAATACTTTTTATTGCCCACTCACATATTTTATAGTGTTCAACATTTGTTCCTAAATATTTCAATGCTAAATACTGACTACCATAGCCTGCAAATAATTCTATAAGTCTTATAGGCTTTTTAATCTTGTATTTAGGATAAAGAAAATCGAATATTGTTGTTTGTCCTTGAACCATAATACCCCCTTAATTATTAAATTCTTCAAACTTTATACTTTCCATTTTCTTTTTTAAAGCATTAATTTTATTTTCTGTACTTGTATAAGCATTTTTAAACCTTTTTAACGAGCATTCTTTATCTGCTAGTCTATTTATACTATCTTTGCAGAAACGAGTTCCTAGAGCCTCAAAATAAGCCATAGCGGGTGCTTTCCCATCCCTTTCAGTATCCCAATTCTTTCTTTCTTCGGTTGTTTTTATTGCTCTATCTATTTCTATTTGTGTTTTTAATTCTATTATGTCTTTGGTAAGTCTTGCTATTACTTCTCCTATTAAGTAATTAAGATTAGAATAAACCTCTATATTATGAGCATAGAAATACATTGTATTAGGTTCATCTATAATGTTTTTAAATACTTCTTGATACATACTAGCCAATTCTTTTTCACTTATCCTTTTTATATTAAAGGGATTGAATAAAAATAATTTTTCTTCCATTTACTCATCACTCTCTACTTTCTAACTAATAATTCCATTTTTTCTTAATGTTTTTAAATCCTCTGTTAATTCTTTTTGAAATTTTTCCATATCTTTTGTAAACTCTGCTATATTCCAACTATCGCACCACCAACTATCATAAGGTGTTTTTATTTGAACATAAGGGTATATTTCAGTTCCACAAAAACAACATCTTTCTAAATTTATTGATAAATCGAAACTACCGCCGCAACAACTATAACTTTTATAAAATGATGTTGAATTTATTTCAACAGGTCTATGAATACTATCATAATATTTACTAAAACCCATATCATTTAATAATTTCATTGTTTCTTCTGTCAAATGTGTTATTTTAGGTTTACTATTTCTTAACATTATCTCACCACCTTTAATATATCTAATAATTCACTCGGCTTGCTTTCTTCTTCAAACCAATCATTTGCACCATGTGTCCAATCTCGAACCCATTCTATTGCTTTATCTATTGTTCTTTTATATACATCTCTTGTTTGTATTATATCATCTCTAGTGCTTGTTTCATAAATGATAAACTCTGCTACTTCATCTGGAATATCATAATCTTTACCATTTATATTTATTTTTCCTTTACTTAATTTAATATTATATTTCATTATTTCCCTCCTTTTATTTTTTGTACCTTTTCAAGCATAGCCATTACTAAGAATGATGTCTTGCTTTGGCCTGTCAACTTTGTTGCTTTTTCTAATTCATTAAACTCCCATTCAGAAAGCCTAATATTTAATACTCTTGTTTTTGTTTTCTTTCTCATATTATCTCCTATCTACAATATTGGTCATATAATTCACAATATTGATTTTTATATTCTTTTAAATTATCAATTTCTTCTTGTTGTTTTTCTATTTCTGCATAATAATCTTCTAATTTATCAACTAATTCCTCAACAGATACTAAATCTTGATTTTTAAATATATCATTTAATACACCACTATTAATATCTTTTAAATTAATATATACTTCGTTCATTATCTAAACCTCCTTTTCTTTCTTGTTATTTCCTCTCTTTTTAATCTATCACATTCTTCTTTACTTTTTACTTTAACAAACATATCATTAGGTAAAGTACATCCATATTTCTTTATCTGATATTTTTCTATTTCTATTATCAATTCTTCTAAATATTTGAAATTTCCATGTTCTTTTTTAAAATTCTTTCTAAATGTATCTCTATTTGGTAAACATTTATCTTTATACAAATTAAAGTAAAAATTCAATTTAAACTCTTCCATTATTTCCCTCCTAATTCTTTATAATATTCCCAAATAAACCCACCTGCTGTTCTATTGTAATGTTTGCAGCAAAAAGTAATGTTGTTATGTAAAATGCCTAATTCTCTTTCAATATCCATCGTACTATTCCAAACCTTTATAACTTCACCATTTTTGTTTTTTTGAATAATTTTCTTTGATTTTCTTTTGCCATTATTACTGCTTGCTTTTCTCACATTCTCACATAATCCATTATCCCATGCATATCTAACATTTTGTTTTTGACTACACCATTCTAGATTTTCAATTCTATTATCATTTTTAATTCCATTAATATGATTTATACAAGAATAGTTATTTGGATTAGGAATAAAGGCTTGTGCTATTATTCTGTGCAAAAATAAATTTTTTCTTATTCCATTTTTATCTGTTAACTTTACATATTTATAGCCCAATTTATGTGTTCCTATTGATATATATTTATTAATTTCTTTTTCTTCTATCTCCTTTTTATTTATATTGTATTTTTTGTTTTTTATTTTCTTTACATTACCTAAATTACTAATTTGATATAATCCTTCGTATCCTTTTATATCTTTCCATATTTCTTTCATATAACCACCTATTTTGCTAACTCATTATAATATTTATAAACTCCGCTTACCCAATATTGATTAAGGTTGTTAGGGTCATTATCTGCTCCGATAGGAGCGTATTTAGCACTAATCTCTTCGATAACATCTAATCCTAAATCTATATACTTTGTCTTTAAATTATTTACAAAAAACTCTATCCCCTCATCTAAACTACTAAAATTCATTAAACTACCATTTTTAAAGTTTCCACCCACATTATTTTTTTCTTTAAATGCTACTGATGTATATTTGCCTGTTTCATGCATTGATATAGCAACTGCTAATTTCCAATCAACGCCATAATCTTGTGCCACTTTCTTAATTTTGCAAGATACTTCATCTAAAGTACATTCATTTGACAAATCTTCTATTTTTTCCAAACTCTCTAATTCGGCATTTTTTTGTGATTTAAGAGACTTTTCTTCTTCTTGGTCTATTTGTATTACTTCTTTGTTTTCATTTGTTTCTGCTTTAGCAATTAAGTCTGAGCATATAAATAAGTTACTATATACAAGTCCACACATAAAACCTATGAAAAATAGTATCAAAACCTTTTTAACCTTACCCCATAATTTGTTTATTTCTTTTTTTCTTTTATAACTTTTTCTAGTTGTTACCTCTTTATTCTTTTTCATCTTTAATTTCCTTTCTTTTATTTAAATTTATCCTTGAAATAATTATAATTCAATGTAAATACTTCAATTGCTAATACTAATATAAATACTCCAAACCATGTTAAGGTTGTTAATTCTTTGCTTATAAATGGATATACAAGTATCATATACATATATTTAAGTATTACTCCAGCACTTGCAAATAGTCCTAATGCATTCCCTATTGGTACGATTATCTTTTTCATTATATTCTTTCTCCTTTCTTAACTTCATAATATTCATATAAATCTCTATCTAAATTATCTCTTAACCATCTAATTATCTTTTTCATTATTCTTTACCCCCTATCATTAAACTATACTTAGGTGTATATTCCTTACCAGTCATTTTATTGTAAATGAATACTATTTCATTACCACTTAATACTGGTATATAACCTTTCTTATTTACTAACTTTTCAACTTTCTTAATTTCTTTTTTCATTCTAACCACCTTTTCTTTTTTATATCTTTAAACTGAGGAGAACTTTTAGTTCTCACTCAATTTTCTAATTATGTTGTCTGCCATTATGAACTCTTCATATTTGCCAGTTCCTTGTGTAAGAAATCTTGTTAATAATGTTATTATCAAATTAATTTCTTCTTTAGTTAATTTTTCCATCATTTGTTCTCCTTTCCTTAATTACAATATAATTATAACATAATGTATTTACAATTGTCAATACATTTTAATAATTTTTTTTAATTTTTTTACATTTTCTTTATAAACCCTTATAAAATAAAGAAAAAAGAGTTAATGTTTTTTAACTCTCTTTAATATTTTACCTACATTTAGGTAATATTCTTCATTTGGAGGTTGCATACTTTCATTTAATTCTCTAAATAAATTATTTAATTCATTATATGCTTGTAAATCTATTCTTTCAATTCTATGCAAGTCCTCATGAGATTTCTCTATTAATAAAGCATAATTAGATATATTATTATCTCCTCCATATACCCTTTTAAATATATGATGCCTTGTTAAAGGTGTATTTCTATATATCTTATAGCCCATCCAATCTCTTTCTTTTGTTTTATAGATTTTAAGCATAATCTTAACATCTTTATTCATCTTTTATTTTCCAATATACATTGAGAATGTTGTTATAGGTTTCTTTGGTACCCCCGCGTACCCATCAAATCCTTTGGCTTTTATCAAGTCTTTTTGATAAGGATATCCATTTACTCTATAATAAGCATATTGGTAAGGTCTAATATTGTCTGGTGTATAATAGTAACATTCTACTAACGATATAGGGTCTCCATTACCAGCCCAACCAGACATATAGTTATCTATATCGCAGTCAGTTATCCAGCCTAAGGTTTTTCCACTTACTGTAGTTACCCTATATTTAATTCCACCTTTATCTACTCTGATGGCAAGCCCAATTATAGGGCTTCCCTCATAGCCAGCATAATCTTCTAAGTTTTTAACTTCTGGAAGCCAACCATGTTTTTGTGTTTTAACTCTATAATAAACATTAACTTCATTTGAAACAGGGTTATCTTCTAATTTAGCCTTTATCATATTTAAGAACCTATCCCAACCTTTATCCATTGTTCTATGAGGGCAATATTTTTTATCAGGTGCATAATCATAATGTCTTTTTACTACTGATATATCCCAACCATATTTTTTAAGTAAATCTGCTATTAATTCGGCTGCATTTTCTTCTGCTTTGTCAAATCTTTCTCCACCAGATTTAGAATAACATATTTCTATTGCTATAGTTGTTCTGTTGCCTGGACCATTACCATCCATTTGTATTCAACACAGGTCGTTAATCTGTGTTCGTTCTTTTACGAACTGCTTTATGTTTCCATAAAGATTAGACTATATCATTATCCTTTTTCAAGGATACTCTCCATTTCCACTCACTTGAGTGTACTCCCTTTCGGGATAGTCGTTGAACCTTCATATTGTTTCCATATATAACCATAAGCGGTTTTTCTTTTTCCTCTTATACATCTACCTATATTGCCACTGATATTTTTATCTTTGCCTAAATGTATCAATGCTTCCCTACAAGTATCGTATATTTTTATTAAATTGCCTTGTAAATCATATTGTGCTATTCCATATTTAACTTCGTTAGTTAAATTATTGTTTATTGCATGTATTCTATTTTCTTTATGTGTTACCCACTCTAAATTATTTAATTTATTATTTTTTTTATTACCATCTATATGATTTATTTCTTCTTTTTGTTCTTGACTAGAAAAAGCCAGCATTACTAATCTGTGAACTTTTGGACATTTATATAAAGAATTAGTTCCTCTTAAATCATAATATAAATATCCGCTACTATCAACCGATGGTTTCATAAATCTTTTTCTACATGGAGTGTATAATCTGCCATCATCATAAATAAAATATCCTTTGCAATTTTCAAATCCGTTTACTTCGCTTAATTCTTTTTTCATATTACCACCAAATTAATTATACTACAATTGGCATAATTTGTCAACTTAGTGATGGAAACAATATGCTTGGTTGCTGATTGCCCATTGTACATACTTTAGATTTTTACACTTTGGTACTAAAGCCTTTAGGGTGTTCCAGCAATTAAAAGAGTTTTCTTATACTATTGCTAATATAAGGAGCAATTTTGTTTACTCGCATGCCAACCATTCCTATCAAGTGGAAGTCCTTGCACTATTTCTTTGTCATCAACAGCATAGTGGAAAGATGTTTCATAGTTATTATTTGTCATATATGCTATTTCGTTTCTAGCACTCGCATCATTAGCAGTATTATGTACTGTTATTCCTTTTGGTGTCATTTCATAAGGGCATTTTATACCCCATTTACTTTCTGGTACTAATCTCTTTATTATTTCCATATTATCTACTCTCCTTTTATTAATTTCTCTAAATTATGGAATATGTCATATGTGCCACCTGCGATTATTCCACTTAGAGCAATAGCAACCTTAAAATCTTTAGTTACTACCCACTCTATTAAAGCAACTATCAATCCAACCGCAATATTCTGCATTGGTATTAATTTATTATTTAATTTAGTATGCTTCTTTGATATAACACCTAATACCCAAGTTACTATGACAGTTACCAAACTTATTAATGTACTTAATTCCATTCTTAACACCTCCCTTTCAATTCACTAATTTCTTCTTTTATATACTTAACATCATCTTCTAAGCGATATGTTCTTTCTACCACAGTATTATGTTTCTCTACTTTTTTTTCAAGTTGATTAATTCTATACTTGATTAAATTCATTCCAGCAAAGGAACCTATACAAGTACCTAAAAATGATATAAGTGCTACTATTATTGTATCGTTCATATTTCCTCCTTTTTAATCTGTTGTTTTTGTATATAATAGTGTTATATATTTAGTCCAACTAGTATTCCATCCGCCTGTTGTAAATATATATATATTCTCTTTATTTACATAAGCATAACAATTATCAGTAAAATTTCCAGCATAACCAATAATAGGTAAACTATAAGATGTTCCTGTTGTCTCTGTGAAATACGAATTGCCATAATCAACATTTATTTCATCTACATTGGCTATCTCATGTGGTACTGTGAAAGAACCACTTATAGTTGTTTTAAATGTAATTGTCTTTCTATATCGTGGCTTTCCAAACCAAGTTCCTATAATAGTTTCTTCCGAAGAATACATTCTCATATTTTTACTATTTGTATTTGTTTCATTCAGTGCTTCTACTAAATTAGATTTATTAGTAGTATTCAAATTACTTAATAAACCCATATTATCATCATTTGTATTAACTACATCTTTTATTTCATTTAAATCTGTGGCATTGCACTTATTTACATCTGGTATGTCAGAATTAACATTTAATGCTACCTTATCTTCATATGTTATTTTAGCCATTTTATCTCCTCCTTTATACTATTTCTACCATTTGAGTAATGTTGTAGAATTTACCTATTTCAAATGTTGAAGTTATCGTCTGATAAACTGTATTTTCATCGTTGCTTATTATTTGTAAGTTTGTTATTTCTTTTGGTACATATATATCAAAGTCATACATATAACTTGTATCGCTGATTTTATCTATTTGTATAGGATTTAATTGTATTATATTGCTTGTGTCATCAGAATAATTGAATTTTAATTTTAATGCTTTAGTATTATCATAATCGGTTGTTTCCGATATACTATTATTTAGTCTGCTTGCTCCTATTGGATTAAGTACAGAATTAGTTTCATCATTATCATTTCTTATTTGCAAAGTATTAATGAAGTTTATATTTAATGTTTCATAAATATTTTTAACAATAGTCTGATTATTGCTTATCAATATAGAATTAGTTTTACCTAGCAAATCTTCTTTTGATATAATATCATCATTTAAATAAGTGTTTGGTATTTCAATTGTGCTTTGTGTTGTTCTTCCGCTTATTGTTTTATTATATAAATTTCTTGCAAATATTGGTATATTTGAATTGTTATATAATATTCCAGAGTTAGGAACCATACTATCTATATTTTGATAAGGTAGTCCATTATAGTTGCTTTCATTATATATCTCTAGTGTTGAATATAATTTGTTCCACAACTGGAATTGATAATTATATAAATTAAATTGTTTTGTTACATTGTAAAAAACTATCGGATTAGGAATAGGTTGGTTAATATTATCTTTCTCAACTAAATAAACTTGATTATTCGTTATTCTTCCTATATATAAGGTATAAGTAGAGGTGTTTGTAAAACATAACATGAATACACTTACATCGTTTCCTCTTATACTCATACCCAAGCCCCCATAATCTTGTCCCTCTGTATAATTATTTATTATGAATTGATTATTGTATATTTCTACTACGGCATTATCTTTTATATTAAATATTTGATATAGAGCGTATAAGTCTGTATTCGGTCCGCTATCTTTTACTTGATGTATGATAGCATAGAAATTATCTTTTTGTTTTATTTTTGCTATAGACCTAACAAATGATTCACTATAATCTATAATTTTTATGGAAGTAAGTGAAATATTATCTCCATTTTTATTATATACATTTAGTTTTTCATCACTTGCAAAACCTATCATTTGGAAATCAAGATTATTCTGACTATCCCAATTCTGCCATATATCAATTACTGCATAAGAAACACTACTGCTAAAACTACTATCACTTTCAAATAATTTCCAATCATTCTCTGTTCCTACATTTATAGTAAGTTCCACTGCAATAGGCAATCTTCCTGTTGATGTTGTATTTGTTCCTCCAAACAAATAGTTACCACCGCCTATTCTTCTTCGTATGAAATTATAATTATAATTATTTAAATTACTAGGAAATTCATAAGATTTCTTAATTATTAATTTATATTCTGTATCGCTAGGCAATTTAACAGTAGGATTGTTTAGTAAAAGAAATCTTAAAGTTCCTACTCCTGCACCATGCCTTTCTATTGCCATTAAATTACCAGTTTCATCAACTTCTAAATTCTGTAATCTGTCTATATTTACACCACTTGAATATTTTGTAATTACTTGTATTAAATTAAAACTAACATCTACGATAGCAATATAACCAGTTAAATCTCTATTTACATCATCAACAACACCATAAATTAATGTTTTATCTAGTCCTTCATCACTTGCATTCCTACTTTGTACTGAGCCATATATGTATAATCTATATACTTCATGACCTTGATTTTTTAATTCTGCTTTTAAATTATCAGTAAAGTTATTAGTTGTTTCTTTTATTTCTTCTATAGTAGGATTGTTTTCTCCAATTTCTATTTCATATTTTCCGCATAAATAGGCTATAATCTTATTCTTAAAATCTTCTGTCATAATTACCTCCTAACTTTTAAATGGAGCATTGAGTGTGCAATTTAAGACATTATCTCCAATAGCAGTAATCTCACTAATAGTCAAATTATTATATATAATATTTGCCGAATTTTCTATATCAATATTTCTTGTTATACTCTCGCCCTCTTGAATATTGCCACTTGCTTTATTCCTTTGATTATCAAACCAATTTATTGCTCTTTCACTATTGAACGAACTAGATAATTCATAAGTATAGAATATCTTTTCTTGGTCTGTGGTATTTATTACTTTTATTTCTTTTCTTTTTACCATATAATCTTGTATTAAATCATCAATAGGGGCTTCAAAGTGTACTATCTGTCCGATGCTGTAAACATCTTTATCATCAATTACTACCTTTAAATTAACTTCTGCACTACCTTTATATTTAATATATGATTGTCCTACCTTATCAAGTTCTGCACTTGAAAGAACATCATTTCTATTCTCATACCTTGATATTATGCCTTTTCTTCCTGTTTGATTTGCTATTCTGTCTACTTCATCATTATTATACACTATTTGCCTACCTTTTACAAGAGGTTGATAAACTACTTGTATTTGAGTACCAGCAATATAACTAGCATCAGTTTCAATTTGATTTTTTCCTGGTGTATAATAGAAATCTGCTTCTATTCCTATATCTTTATTTGCTTTTGTTGTAAATGTCTTAAAAACACCATTAACACTTATGTTCCGCATATTACCTATATTAGAAGCAGTTAAAAAATTATTGTCATATCCATTAGCAATTAGTATTTCTGTATAATTTATACTAGCATATACTTCATCTGATTGCATTATTTGTTTATTTCTATAATCTCTACTTCCATAATTGAAAAAAATATCATTTATATTATTCTCTTCAAACCAAGCAACATTATATTCAATATTCTTTCCTCTTGCCATTAATGTAGGGTCATAAAAGTCAATAGCAACCTTATCTTCATCAATAAGCCTTGTAAACCATTTAGAGCCTGTTATATCTGCTAAATATTGAAATACATCATAGGCAGTTTTATTCTGAGTTGAATAAGCACCAATTATATCATCAGCACCAAATATATTAATATTCCCTAGCACGAAGCCATAATCTTTGATTGCATCTATTATCATCTCTATTGCTTCTGTTATAGTCTTATTGTTTATAACAAAGTCTAAAGTCTCTCCCTCACTAAGCAAAGTTTTAAAATCTAATATTTGTAAACTACAAAAGTGAGGATATCTAGGATTAAGACTTATATTACCCGAATTTTTTACTACTCCGCAAAAAACAAGAACATCATCTTTATATATCTTACATTTTGAATAATCTTTTGGATAATAAAATCTTGAAGTATAATTTTTATCGTTTTCCCAACTTTTTGGATAGCAATTATTGAGAATGGTAGAGGAAGTAGTAAGTATTTCCTCTGTTATAGTAAACTCTTTATTGCATACTACTTCTTCATTATTTATTAACATCTTTAATCTACTCATATTTATGCTCCTCCCATTCCATAATTATAATCGTTTTTAGAACCACCACTAAATGTTTTAATATTATTAACCATTTGTCCTAATGGGTCTTGTTCCATATTATTATTTACTACTACATTAACTTGTGGGCTTAAATTAGTGCTTGAACTTCCATATAGGCTAGGAGATAAACTAAACATATCATCAAACATTCCTCCGACTGTTGAATTAACTTGTCCTTTCATATCTTCCATACCTTTTTCTAAACCAACCATATTCATCTTACCTATCCAAGCAAACTCTGTTGATGGACTATGTACTCCAAATATTCCTCTGATTTTTTTCATTATTGAATTACCTATACCTGCTATCTTGTCAAGTACCCAATCTTTAGCAGACTTAATACCATTCCAAAGACCTTGTATTAAGTTTTTACCGCAATCCCACATCATTCTAGGCATTCCTTTAAAATATTCAATTACATCAACAACAATTTCTTGTACTCTTGCTAGCAATATTGGAATAGCATTTAATATACCAGCAATTAAGCCACCTAATAATTTGAAACCAGCCTCTATGAATAAAGGTAAATTATCAATTAAGATAGGTATAGTGCTAATAATAGCATCTATTATAACTGGTATCAATGTAGGTAATTGCTCTGCTAATGCTTGAATTATCATAACTAGCCCTTGAATTAATGAAGTAAGTATAACTGGTAGCATATTTGCCAATTCTTGAATTATAGTAGGCAACATACCCATTAATATTTGAATAATACCAGGTAATGCTTGAACTAGCCCCATTATTAATGTTGATGTTCCTTGTATTAGTGCTGGTAATACCGCTTGAAGTAAAGGACCAATTAAAGGTATTAAATTATTCAATAAAGTAGTTAAGCCTGTTATTATTTGAGGTGCCATTTTTATTATAGCATTTGATATATTTGTTCCTGCGGTAGTAAAGGTACTTATTACTTCTTCAATTCCACCCGCACCACTTAAGAAATTACTAAATGCTGACTTCGCACTATTTATTGAACCGCTTATAGTAGTAGAGGCTTCTTTCGCTGTCGTTCCTGTTACATCTAATTCTCCTTGAATTACATGAATAGCATTAAACACATCATTTAAATTAGAAATGTCGTAATGTACTCCCGATATTTTTTCAGCATCTGATAGTAATCTTTCCATTTCTGTTTTTGTTCCGCCATAGCCAAGTTTCAAATTATCTAACCATTTACACCCCTAGTTTCCTAGTACTTTAACACTTATTTAAAAGTGGGATTAGACTATATCTTTATCTCAAACTTCCAATCTTTTTTATTTCCTTTTTTATAATATCTTCCATATTCAATATTGCAAGTTAGATATTATATATTTGAGATAGTATGCACTTCCAATATCGTATCAATAGATATTGTACTGAGTAACGAACTCATAGTCGTTTGACCTTCCTATTTCTAGGCTTGGCACTGGATAACCATATCTTTTGGACTTAGGCTTCCCCAGTTAGCAAGATTATCTAAATAAGTCATTTCCTCCTTATATTTTAATCTCACACCCTTGATAAGGTTCACATACACTTACTTAATTATTACTAATTAAGCAGACATTAATTTTTATCGTATAATTCTGCTTAGCGAAACCTTGATAAGCGTTTTGAATATTCTCAATGGCAGTGCCGAATTTATTTGAGTTGTCAGCCATATCTTGAATAGCCATGTCGCCGACTTTGGCTGCTTCCGCAGTATCTCCGCCTAGGCTTTGCAACAAACTAGCACTAAATGAAGTTATTTGCTCCATATATTTATTAGCATCTATTCCTGCTGTCATATAAGCCTTTTTAGAGTTTTCTATAACTGTATCGGCACTATCTTTGAAAAGTGTTTCAACACCACCGATATTCTGCTCTAAATCAGCAACACCTTGCAAGGCATCTTTGCCAAGCCCTAATAAAGAACTACCTACTTTTTCAATAGCACTAGACATTAAGTTACCAATAGCAACAGTACTCGCTTTCAATTTACCAGCGACACCATTAGTCTTTTTTTCTAGGTCTTTATCATCTCCTTTAAACTTGAAGATGACTTCTCCTCCATTCATTTATTCCACCTCCTTATTATAAAATAAAGGGCTGGGCTTTTAACCCAACCCTTATAGGTTTATCCTGTTACAACTTCTCCTTTACCAGTTACAACAATAGTCAATGCAAACTCGCCACTATCTTCGGCAGGACCGCCTAAATCACTAAAGTTCAAAGTGCAAGGTACTTTATATTTAGTATAAGTCAATGCTCCTTCTTGAACTCCTGTTAATAATTCAAATTGTACTAATTGATTATTAAATTGAGCAACAGTACCATCTTTGATTAAAGTATGTAAATTACCTAATATAGCAGTAATAGCAGCATTATTCATGTCAATTTTAACAGTGGTATCAATAGATATGGCAGCACCAGTGATTAAACTTCTTTGAATGGCATCGCACCAAACATACCAGTCTTGTTGCTCGAAATCAGTTGTCAAACCAACTTCGGTAGTTGTACACATAGCAGTAAATGCAGGTACTGCACTAGTACCAGTATTTAAACCTAAGTTTTTGATGACTTCTCTATTATTTACATAAAATTCATTCATATTTACACTTCCTTTCTATAAATCTTTTTCATAAATCTTACTTATAATACATTGTAAGGTTGAATTATACCCAACTCTTCTGATATCCATGTACTCTATTGCTTGTGGATTAACATATTGAGTAAATATAATTTGCCACCTTTCCAATTTATTAGTTTCTTTATTTTCAACTTCTATTCTTTCCGATTTTCCTATTAGATTACCTATTAATAAAGATAATTCTTTACACTCTTTAATTGTAAGTCCATATATGTCAACCATATAATAATTATACATAGGCAATATATCGCCATAGAATACTTGTTTTTGTCCGCTTTGTTCTTGCACGACTATTACCCTACTATCATTATCATTTGTTGAATATTCGGCTTTTATTTTCCATTTGTCAGTGGTATAGCCACTAACTATGTTTTGAAGATATTTAATTAAGATTAATTGTTTCTTTTCTAATAATTCTCTTGTCATTTCAATTCATTCTCCTTTATAGCAATTCCAACGATACTCTTTTTTTGCTTAGTATATATTTCTTGATACCATTTACCAAAAGTACCAGGTTCAGTCCAATTAGTAGTATTAGGCATAACCCATACATATTTGGCATAGTTAGTATAAGAACCTATATAATAATCTCCATTACTTCCTCTAACTCCTGCTGCCATTGAGGTTTGTCTCATGTGGACAACTCCTTTTCTTCTTGACATAGGAATATGAGGAAATGTTCTATCAAGTGTCTGCCTTGCTATTGCATACATTATCTTATCAGAAGCCTCTAATACTTCCTTTTTCTTTCCTGGATACCAATTTACTTTAACATCAGCCATTATTTAACCACTATAATCTTATTCTCTACTCTATTAAATATCCAACTATCTTGAACTTTTAACACCGTATGGACTTTATTATCAGCATATTTGCCTAGATAAATTATTTGGTCTCCTACTTTTACATCAACAAGCCTTCCAACTTGATAATAACCAGTAGCCTCAGGCACTGTATAAATACCGAACCTTATAGCACTTTCGCAATCATAAGGGCAACATTTAATTGTGATTTCTTTATAATTAGTATCATCAAACACTTCATCATTTTCATCACGATTAAATTGCCTTAATGTTGCTTTCATACCATTTACTAGAAACATTTTATTCGCCTCCAAATGGTATAGTAAGAGCCATATTGCTAGACATTGGTGTACCTCTATATAGATATCCATTATTAGCAAGTATTCTTAGCGCTAAAGTAGAATAATCAGTCTTTAAAGGGGAACTCATTGTTCCTGCTTTTATATCTTTATCAAAATCAACAAATGGAATATCGTGTTCTAATACGAACCTCATTTGTTCCATAGAAGCATTTTTAATAGGCAAAGGGACACTAATTGCATTCCAACTAGCATCCCTATATCTTAAGCCTATTTGTGAGAAAATTACCTCACATACTGCTTCTATCTGCCAAGTTGAAATATCAGCATTTGAGTATTCGGGATATTTATTCTCGAACTCCTCTTTTGTGAAAAACTGCATTTTCCCACCTCATTTCTATTTAGGCAATTACTATATCGCCACTAAAGGCATCAGAGTAGTTACCATATTTATCAATACCATACACAGAAACATGATAATTTCCTGCTTCAATAGGTGTACCTGTGATAGCACCAGTTGTAGGGTTAAGTGTTAATCCTGCTGGTAAACCACCTGCTTCAAACTTCTCAACATCAGTTCCACTAAATGGAGTAGTTTGAGTATATTCTTGTGCATGAGTTCCTGCATCGAATGAACCTGCAGATACGATAGGTAGAGTTTCAACCAATTTAATTACTGCTTCAGGTCTTACTACTTTTGCTCCGAACATAACATTTCCCTCAACAACGAAGTATCCTGGGTATCCAGGGAAGTTACCATTGTATTGAGCAAATGAACTCCAGAATGTATCACCAACTGTACCAACTTCATTAGCGAAGTATCCAACTACATTTGTATCTTTACCTTCTTTATCTTTTTCTATTACATTACTATTGATTTGGAATACACTAACACCATAAGCATTAGCAACTTGTCCCATATCAACACCTTCAACACCTGCTCTTGTTTCATATTTAAGAATTGATGTTAAACTTGATACAAAGTAAGCATAAGCATTTGAACTTAGTCCTAATAGATATCCATCATAGATGTTTCTATCGAATAATTTAGATTTTAAATCATTAATTAATTCAATAGTTTCAGTTCCAGTTGATGGAGCCCATTTAGTACATTGACCATCTGTATAAGCCATTGAACCATCTTGAGGTCCTGTAATATCAGCATTTAATTTATTAAAGCCATATACATCGATTTGTCTAGAGATTTGAGCCTCTTTTAATTCGATTTGCCCTTCGATTGCTCTTTCAATACCACTACCCATCACTATTGGACTTACTCTAAATGAATAATCCATAGGTAATTCAGTTAAGTCAACTTTTACTGAATTGTAAGTAGCAAGTTCATTTGTAATTCCTCCTTGTGCGATTTCTACATTATTTCTTACATTTAATGCAGTGTCTAATTGCTTAACAATCTCAATAATTGGAGTGCCAGTTCTTCCAACTTCAAACCATCTTCTGTCTAGCATTTTATAGAATTGAGAATTGTAAAGTAAATTAGCATAAGTTCTTTTCATTAAACCTTGTAGGTCTAAATTTACTCCTGTAAAATTCATAATTTCTTCCTCCTTTTCTTTCCTCTATATTTAACTAAAATTACTTAGTTACAGGTATCATTAAATCTTTAATACTAGTACCTCTTGTTATCTTTATATCTTTACCAGTATTAGCATTGTTTCCATTTACTCCGCCCTCATTAGGTGCTTGTGTAAATGGTATGTTGTTTTTCTTTTCTGCTTCTGGGAAATATGTATTTTTAAATCTAGTTACTATTCCTTCAATTGCCTTATCATCATCTTTTTCATCAGCATAAAGACTATTTCTTAACTTAACTACTTCATCAAAATTTTCCTCTTTAAATCCTTTTTTAACAAGTTTATTCTCTAGACTTAATCTAGTCATCTTATCATTTGTTTCACTTAAAGTTTTAACAGTATTATTGTAGTTAGTTTCTAGGCTTGTATAGTCTCCTTGAAGTTTAGTATAATCTTCTTTCTTTACATATCCTGAATAATCAGCCTTAGGAATATCGCTATTCTTTGTATAGCCTTTATAAAGGTCTTTTTCCATAGCAGAAACATCTAGGTCATCATTACTTATAGTAATATCTTTATTTTTTAGATATTTAGTAATATCAAAATTCATATTTATCATTCTCCTTTTTTAGAAGTGATAAAAGTGTGTCGCGACTGCTAATCTTTTATAGACTTAATAGCAATTGGTCTATTTATTTAATTCTTTTATAGTAGCATTTATCTTTTTTATTTTAGCATTTGTTTTATCTACCTCACTTCCATTTCCTAAATTTTCATATATCTTTTTATCATTTTTTAATTTAGTTCTTTTTAGTTGTAGGGCTTGTATCTTTTGCTTTTTTTCATAATCTTCTTGCCACTCATCAGAATTATAATCATTTTCTTGTATCTGGTCTTTATCCCAATATATAGTCCATTGGTGTCTGCAATTAGGATGGCCTACACCGCCAGCAATTGCTTCTTCTTGTGGATAATATCTAACACCATCAGAAGTATATCCACTTCCTCCATTTTTGTCATATACCTTACCTTGATAAGGCATACATAAAGGACAAGCAAATGTATGGGCTGGTAAGTATAAAAGTTCTTTCTCTAATAAATTAGCATCGTACATTGTTCTATTCCATCCTGCATGATTGAGATTAGTATTATAAAGCATTGAATTATAATCGGCAATGTTGTGCCAACTTCTTACACTTCCATCTTTATTATGGTATGGTATAGTTGCTTGCACTTCATCATATTTAATTACTAATTTAGATAAATAACTTTCTCTATCTATATAACTTTTGTTTGCTGTTTTTCTTCTGCCTTTATAATATTCATCAATGTTATATTTATATTTCTTCTCTACATTTTGGAATACTTTTTCACTTGCTAATTCATATATTTGCTTATATTCGGCATCGGGGTTTATTATTTTATTTCCCTCTAAATCTCTAGCCATTATCATATCTTCGAGTTCTTTTATTCTTTCAGCCATATATTTATGGTTTACCTTTTCCCATATCTTTGCTGTTTCTTTTTTAAACTCTGCTAGAGTTTTATTCTTATATAGGTAATCGAAGAATACTCGTTTAGTTTCATACATTAGTTTATAATATTCATTCTTTGAATAGTAAGCACTATCTTCTATAAATAAACTAAATGGGTCTTTCTTCATTATACTTCTCCAAACTTAACTTGTATTGCTTCTTCTTCCTCTTTGTTAGCATTGATTAATTCTTCTATTAATTTACTATTCTTACCTACATAGTCATCATCAATTAACTTGTTAAGTATAGGCGTTATTATTTTAGCTTTTACACTATATGGAACACTCCCAACACTTTGAATTCTTCCTAATACTTGAAGTTTCTTCATATCATTGAATTTTTCATTTGCTCCATAATCCCAATTTAACTCAGTAGGTATTAGATTAACCTGTATATTGTTCGCTTGCTGTGCTTTAACAACATTTTCTAGTAAATGATTTATTTGAGGCTCTATTTGTGTTTTTATTGCCTCAATAGTCATATCAGAATTATTCTTGCTTAAATCTATGCTATCAACATTCTGATAAGCATCTTTTTCATAACCAAATGTTGCAGGACTTAGTCCAGCCATTTGAATTACTTGATAATCGCAAAACTTAAACGAACTAATATATTCATTAAATCTAATATTTCCTTGTAAAAACTCAAATAATTGATGGTCTTTATCGCCAGGTAATAAGGTAAAGTAATCTGCTAATTTACCAACACTTAATGTATCTACTTTGTAGTGATTAGAAGCAGGTTGCCAATTAGTTACTATATCTCCGCTTTGATAATGTTGACTTGTTACTATCTTAGTTTTGGTCTTTTCTATTTCATCAACAAATGTGTTGAATATTTCCATTTCTTCATTTAAGAACTTTTTACTATCTTTAAAGAAATTCTGACCTATATCTATATTAATTAAATTTTCATAATTTAATATGTATTTAGGAATATAATCATTGCCAGTTCTTAGATTGAATGTTCCTAAATCAACAGGTATTAACTTGCCGCCTTTATCTTCTTTAAATGCTTCCATAGTCATATAAGTAATACCATTCTCTAACTTAATATTTCTATGAAGTTCGTATATATCTTCTTTAGTAACAAACTCTTGTATGATAGTACCACTTATTACTTTGTCATATTTTTGTACTAAATCATGTATATCTGATTTCTTGATGCACTCTAGATATATTTTATTATCAAATTTATTTATTAATATAAAACTTTCTTCTTCATATACTGCTAATTCTAGGCTCTCTTTAAGTGTAGGCATCAACCAGTTTATTGATAACCCCTCTGTCTGCGTTACTAAGTCTGAACCAAATATTTGATTAACTATATATGTAGCAACTTTTTTGCCACTAGGAGCAATTATATAGTCGTTTTTCTTATAAATATTAGGCTTTCCATTAGTTATACCAGGTTGAGTTACTGTTGCCTCTACTCTTATATATGGAGCCTCTAAATAGTTGTATGCTGATTTTAATCTTACTTGATTATTCATTTAATATCAACTCCTTCATATATTAGAGTTTCAATATGAGCCTCTCTTTTCTTTTCATCAGTCAATTTATATTTATAACTTTGAACTACTATTTGTACCTTTCTATTAGTTCCTAGTAAATGTTTCATGCCTCTTACTTTTACTACATAGAACTTACCCATAGGAGCGAAGTCTTTATCTATCTTTTTTTTATCTATACATTGACCATTTAAATATAAATATAAAGTCCATTTCTTCTTATTTATTAGATATTTTTTAAATTTTTGCACTTTTTCTACAATTTTATCAATAATAATAGTAAAAATGGTACTTAAATTATCAATCAAATTATTGAATAGAGTTCTCATTTTTAACTCCTTTCTATGTGTATAAATAATAAAAAACATATAGTTATCTCTTTAACTATATGCTTCTTATGTTTACGACACACTTTTTCGCACTTTTCTATCTCTTAAATTATAGCATAATTATTTATTATTGTCAACATCTCTTTTATAACTTCTAATATGTATGTAATGAGTAGGGTATATCTCATATACTTCTATCATTTTACACTTAGGGCAAGGATATTCTATTACCAGTGGAGTTTCTACTTCTATTCCCATTTTCTTTAGATTTTTATAATATTCTTCAATTTCTATTTTAAATAAATATCTTTTTGTAGATTTACATCTAATCTCCATATATTCAACTCCTTTTATACCACTGGCGCTCTATCAGTTTCTTTAAACTCTATTATGATATACCTTAAGGCATCTATGTGGTCATCAAACTCTTTTACATAGGCTTCTTTACCACTTTTAGCACTTGCCTTTAAGTCATATCTATAACTTTCTAATTCAAGCATTCCATCATCTTTGCCACTATAAACTAATTCGCCACTATCAGTTATATGTTTAATTGCTTTTTGTTTATATATAAGCAGATATCCTTTATAGAACAAAGATTGCATATATTGAACTCCCTCAACTACATCATCTAAGCTTTTATTGATTAATGTATGTGATATATTATCAGCAATTAACCTGTTATGGAAATGAGCGGCAGCACTATCTAATACCATAGTGGTAATAGGCACTTGCCCATATTCACTTTTTAGATACAATAAGAATAATCTTAGTTGCTTACTAAAATATTCGGTTGTAGGGTTATCTTGTTCTTCTTTAGCATTATGATAGTAATACTCTAACCTTATTAATACCCATTTCTTATTTACTTTGTCATAAGCAAGAGCAATAGGTACAAAGGCAGTTGCATGAACTGAACCATAGTCTATACCTATTCCTATTTCTCTAAAAGCATAATTATCAAGACTATCTATAACATTTATAATATTGAATACTCTACCAGTAGCAAGTATCCATCTATTAAATATCTTTTGTTCTCTTAGATTTCCAGGGGGGAACATTTCTAATACCTTTCGCATTGCTTCTTCTGTTTTTATTTTAGGATTATCATAAGGAAAAAACGAATAATGCTTAGCATAGGGCTTTTTATCTATGTAGTCAATCTTGTATGGGTGATTTTCTCCACCTTCAACATTGAATGAATGTATAGTCTTTAAATAAGGGTGGTCTGCGTAAGATACTTGTCTACCAGGGAATTCATTGAATGGCTCTTGTAAATTATCTTGTGAGTATATTCTAGCACTTTCATCTATCCACTCAAATATCAAAGGTTTACCTAGTATCTTGTTAAATGCAAGCACATTATTAAAACCAAAGAAATAATATCTAATATTATATATTTCTAGATACTTTTCATCAGTCTGCCACCTTAATATATAATCTTTGCCTTTTGTTAGACCCATATCATCTAGAAACTTTTTTAAAGGTTCTAAGATGTTACCTTTTAATGTCTCTAAACTCCAACCAGTTATAGAACCAAAATAAGTTTCATTTGGATTATAGTTATACAAGGCTTGTGCATATAATATACAACCTAAACATATATCAAAGGTCTTGCCGCTTTGCGTACTTCCTAATACATATATTTCAGTTAGATTAGGGGTAAGTATATCATTTAGTAGTTGACTTTGCTTTTTTGATAGTGTTAGATTTAGACTTGTTTCCATTTTCCAACTCCCTATCTATTTCTTCAATTCTCTGAGTAGTCTTTCCTTGACACTCGTTGCTTTCTATATCTTTAATGATTAATTCTCTCTTTTCTAATTTTAGTTTCTCTTCGGTAGATACAATCAAGCCATTGCTATCTTTGATTAAATATCTATCTTCTCTTAATTTAATAAACTCCATATTTACCTCCTATTTAAGTCTAAATACTTGTCCATTATCAGAATACATACCATATCCATTGCCTAAGTCTTTATATACTCTTCCATTATTTAATTTGATTTTACTTTCCGCTGTTTTCGGAATGTTAGGCATAGCCTTAACAAACTTAGTAGGTACTTCTACTTTTTCATCTTGAACTTGTGGATTAACTGGCTTATTATCTAAACTAATAACATCTACCTTTTTCTTTCCAGTGTTACTTTTTTTTGCCATTTCTGACACCTCCTTTTTCTTTTTAGTGTTATTAAACACTACACTAATAATATGTCTAGTTTTCCAAAGTAGTTAGCCTGTTAGAAATATAGTGCCATAATGGCGAACCTAACTACACTTCCATATTATCAGTGTACTGCTTAATAGATACTGTACCAATGATATATACTATTCATAGTGGAACTATGGACTTCAATCTATATCATCAGTACACTACCTACCAGCAGTGCTTATTGTCTATAAAGATGACTTCTACATCAATTTCTTGATTTACTCCATTTTGGAACACATTTATAGACTACTAGTATTTATAAGCACCATAGAATAGATAAGGACTATGTTTTCCCATTGTTCTATTGATTTATATAGTCAACCTCATAGAACAGGTTATGATAATTATCTACTCTATGCTACTTATAAAGGTAACATGCAAGGAAATTGTAAAACACTTTTTCCACTGCATTAATTATACTATATTACTTCTACAAAGTCTATATCAGGATAATTTGCTAATAACATTTTTATTTTAAGCCTATATACCTTGTCTTTTGCTGTTATAGGGCTTTTAACATCCTCAACTATATATTTACCCTTTTCATTATCAAAATACTTAAAGTCGGCTTTATAATAGGTTTTAGGATATGTTTTGCCTTTATAATAAATTGTATCTAATAATAAGAACTTTGGTTGTAGTTCTAAATCTTTTATTATTCCTGCTCTTTCTAGTTGCTTTAAAGTGATATATCTAGATTTTTCTTTTTTACTATCAAACTTTATTCCATTATAGATAACCTTTTTATTATAATATTTATTATTATTGCATAATTTTCCATTTATAACATTAGTGTTCTTTATTATCATATAACACACTCTCTAATTTACTATTATCTACTACTTCCATTTTAATAGTAGGCATTACTCTCATTTCTCCTGTTGTTTCAACTTTATCAGTTTGTCCTAGATATTGTTTTCCTAGAAATATAGCCATTGTAGGATTTTTTTCTGCTAATTTCCATTGAGTTCTACGAAGTGATATTTGACCTTTGCCTCTTTTTATCTTAAATACTTCCGAAAATGTAGTTCCATAAGTTTTCTTGCACCAACTATTTAAAGTATCATCTTCGACACCAAAGAAATCACATATTTCTAATAAAGTACATTGAAGTCCACATAAATTTTCAAATTGTTTCTTATCAATTTTATCCTGTGCTGGTGTATCTCCTTTTACCATAATATCACTTCCTTTTTATTTTAATATAATCCCCATTCTGCAAACTTTTCAAAGCCGCCAATTTTATTTATGTAATTTCTTGCTATTTCTACTATTTCTGCATAAGGTTTGCCATCAATAGTATTATCTCCAATAGCACAACATAATTCTACTACTTTACCTGTTTCTTGTGCTTTTAAGAAAGCATAGATATTTACTGATACATCGGCTTTAGATAAATCTTTACCGTGAAGCCCTCCTCCAGTAACACTTTGTGCCATATCAGAGCCTAACTTTCTGTTGGTTGCCCCACTATCTACATCAGTACCACCAGTCCAGTCGCCTAATGGATTTACTATTACTTTATCTACAAACCCATTATACATCTCTTGTAGTTCCTCGGTTTTAGCATTACTTTGGCATATTATGAATTTATCATCTGTTAATATGTACTTTCCATCACAATGATATTTATTATATATGTTTCTTGCTTCTATACTAATTGTCTTTTCGTTTTCAGTTAAAGGAACACCTTTAAATATTCCATTATCGCCGCATCTTATTTCTTTACTTTGATTTTCTGCTAAGTGTTTATCTTGTTTTACTATTTTTATATTCCATTTCCAATTATCGATTTTGGTTATTCTCTTGGCAATATCTCTTATTTCTTTTTTAGAATAATTAACACTTGTTTCTATAATAACACTACAATTATTATGTCCTATAAGTACCTCAACTGCTACTTTAGGATTTTCTTCTTTTGTATAAGCAAGGTCAACTATTGCTCCTGCTATTCTATCAGCCACTTTATCTGGATGGCTAGGGTTTACTTTTTCTATCATTTTTATTCTCCTTTATTTAACAATACAGCCTTTTCTCCTGTAAAATTTTCCCATCTTTGTATTATTACATCGACCCATTTTGGTTCTAACTCCATTAAGTATGATTTTCTGTTCAATTGTTCACAAGCAATTAATGTTGAACCTGAGCCGCCAAATACATCAAGGACTATTTCTTTTTCTCTACTGCTTGATTTTATTGCTCTACTACATAATGCTATTGGCTTTGGTGTTGCGTGTCCACCAGCACTTTTTCTTTCTTCTCCGCTTGTTGTATTAAAATGCCACACATTATTTTGATTGTCGTGGGTATTGTCAAAATATGCTCTTAGTCGGTCATACTCTGTTCTTAGTTGGTCATACGATTTTTTAAACGCTTCAACATTGTGTTCTTTGGCCCAATTTTGAAATTTAATATAAACATCTTCGGTTGGTAAATTCCACTGACTTTTGCTTGTCCAGTGGTCTCTCGATTTATCACTATGTCCAGCAATCATTTTCATTGTTGGAATATCCCAACCACATTTTTTTCTTTCACTTAACAAATATGTTCTAATCGGCTCATATTCTTCCCAATACATATCGCTGTTTAATGTTAAACACTGAATGCCTTTTACGACAAATAAACACTTTTCATCGGCAATAGGATACATTTTAAAATTGCTACTTAATTGTCCTTGTCCGTTTCCTTTATCCCAAGTTAATAAATTTCTAAAAGTAATTTTATTTTGTTTTATCATCGGCTTTAAAATGTTACTGTAAATATCCATTAATGGTTCATCAATGCCCCAACAATACCAACTTCCGTTGTCTTTAGAATAATCTAATGTTAACGGTATCCATTTTTTATTAAATTCTAATAAATCATCATAATTTAGATTGTCATTTAATACCCCATCTTTTTCTTTTTTCATTCCATAAGGTGGGTCAGTAAATACCATATCTGCTTTATTACCGTCCATTAGTTTTTCAACATCTTCTTCACTTGTACTATCTCCACACATTAATCTATGGTTTCCTAATTGGTATATATCTCCTAATTTTGCTTTAGGTTCTTCAGGTGGTTCAATGTCAAAGTCGTCTTCTATAACTTCTTGTTCTTCTTCAACTTGAAATATGTCATCTAATTCATCAACTTCAAACCCTGTTAATTCTAAATCAAAGTCGAGTTCTTTTAAGTTTTCTAATTCAATTTTTAAAAGTTCTTCATCCCATCCAGCATTTAAAGCCATTTTATTATCAGCTATTATGTATGCTTTCTTTTGTGCCTCGGTTAAGCCCTGTAAAATAATACAAGGTACTTCTTCCATTTTTAATTTCTTGCTTGCTAATAATCTTCCATGTCCTGCTATTATGTTGTCTTTTTCATCAATTAAAAGTGGATTAGTAAAGCCGAACTCATTTATACTTGCGACTATTTGATTTACTTGCTCTTCGCTATGAGTTCTCGAGTTGTTTATGTATGGTATTAATTCATCAACTTTCTTATAAACTATTTCCATAATTACCTCTCATTTAATTTTTTTGCTAATTCATAGTTTTTTTCATATAATTGTGTTAATTCTTTTTGTAATTTTTTATTTTCTTCTTTTAATCTATCTACTTTGTCTGAATAAAAAGAAAGCAAATTAAAATCTGAGTTACTATTATTTATTACTGAATTATATCTATCTTGTAATTTCTTTAATTTTTCTTTTAATATTTTATTTTCTTTATACACTTTAAACATATTAAACCAACTCTGCCATTTCTAATGTTTCTTTATTTAACTCTTCAACTAATTTTAATGCTTCTTCTTTTAAATTAAATGCTTTAGTTAATCCTAGCCCATTTTTAACTACCCATACTTGACTTACTTCTACTTTGGCATCTATAATAGTACCTTTATCTTTTTCTTTTTTAGTCTTAGTATATTTATCAACAGGTTTAGTAATTGTAATCTTATTATATTCAACATCCTTGTCAATTATCATTTCAAATAATGCTTTCTTATAACTTATTTCATCCAATTCCATATACTCGACATTACATAATAATTGACCTGTTGGTATTAGCATATAATTTCCTTTTTCGTCTTCGTATTTTGCTATTTCTTTTGTTAGTTTTGACACATTTTTATTAAACTTAATTAAATCTCTTTCCATTTTTATTTTCCTCCTAATTGACTTGTTTCTTTTAATCTTCCTTTTAAATTATCAAACACTTCTTTTGTAGGTATAAATATCTGAGGTATCTGATTAATTCTTCTTAATTCTCTCCAATACTTTCGCTCTTCTTTATCTTTTATACTTGCTATGTTTATTGTTCTTGATTTTATAATATCATACAAAGGTTCGGTTTTAGGTACACTTCCTAATTTCTTTTTAAATTCAAACAAACCTAATTGCATAAACTCTTTATATGGGATGTTTTCATATCTACTACAATAAAAAGCATAGGCTTGGTCTAAATCTTCTTGATAAGCAAAGCAAAATATTGTTTTGTTGCTTGCTTTTTTACTATAATTATTCTTTATTTCCCTCGCTGGGAGTATCATCTAGTCCTTTACTAATAATCTGTCCTAATTTAGAACTAAATAATTGTAGTTGCATAGGCTGTTCTGCTTCTGGTATGTTATCAATACCCATATCATCAAATAAGTCTTTTATATTCTTGCCGAATAATTTTTCTATCATTTCATTTAATATGATGGCCTCTTCTAATTGAATATAAAACTTTTCATATTCTTGATAGTTAGTTTCATCATAAGTTATATGACCTTTTCCATCATCTTTTTTAATTATAAGGTCATTTTTTGTTATTCCTTGTTTACTTAATTCTTTATACATATTAAGCCTTGCTGTTGCTACTATTCCTTGCAATTTTTCAGCCATTTCAATTGTTCTTTTGAACTCAATAGATACTTTTTTTTTATCTTTGCTAGTATATACTAATTTGTAAGTATCTAAATCAACTTTAATAAATTCATATTTCATTTTATCCTCCAATTCTAAAAAAGTTAGAAATTATCAAACTCACTAAAGACAAACTCATAATTTCTCAAGATTTTAAGGGAGAACAAAGACACAGCTCATGTGATTACGGTAATATATGTATTTAAAAGAAAATAATTTAGTTTTTACTTGTTCTCCTACTCTTCCACCTACTATTATAGCATAATTATTTTTTTATTGCAACTAAATTATTACATCTTATGCAATATACTTCATTTTTGCTATTAGTCATAAATAAACTTTTTTTATGACACTTAGAGCATATTCCTTTTGGTTTTTTATTATATGTATTTCTTATTTCTTTTAATTTTTGTTTTTCTTTTTCTCTTAATATTTTTCTTTCATTATTTTGGCTCATTATATTCTTCTTCCTTTCACTTTTTTTGGCATTTCATATATTTTTGCACTTCCGCAAGTAAGAACTACTTCTTCGTTTTTTTCTATGGGCATAAAATCTGAACCAATTAATTCATCTTGTATTTCATCCAATATTTCAATTGCTCTTTCTTTTGTTTCATATTCGCCTAATATTTCATTGTCATAATAATTATAAAATCCAATTAATATATTTGCTTCTACTGTTTCATTTTCTACTAATTTATAATTTTGGTATTGTATTCCTTTTATATTTAATAATACTTCTTTATCTTGACTTCTTATCCACAATTCCATTATTTTTCCTCCTTATTCAACATAATTATCATAAATTGTCACAACACAATCTATTTTTTTATCCTTTTCTTTGCAAATATTAATAATAGTTTTGTCTGTTTCAATAATCAATGAATGATAAATTTTTAATAATTCTTCAAGAGTGTTTATTTCCTTAACTTCTCTATAATTCCAATCACTCGCTTTTTCTATTACTGCTTTCATACTTATTCTCCTCAATAATATTCTTCTAAATATTCGCTAAGTTTTTTAAAACCAAAATCTTGATAATCGGTATTATTTATTTCTTCAACATATTTCTTTAACACTCTATAATCTTCTTCTGGTATTTCTTCATAAGAATAAACATAATTTTTAATTTCACTTTCTTTTGAATAAATAACACCTATATTGCATATTCCATAATCATTGGTCTTACTTTTTACGATAAAATGTTTCATACTTATTCTCCTATTCTATGTTATTAATTAATTCAATTACTTTTTTCTTGCTAAGATTTCCTTTTGTATTATCTATTACTTTTTTTATTTTTTCTTTAAACTCTGGAATAATAAAATCTTTTGTGTTTTCAATTTTGTCAATAGCAATTTTTTCTCTGATTAAACAATTATTTTTTTCTTCATTAAGTTGAGCGATTTCTTTATCTTTTCCAGTTAGTTTATTTCCTAACTCATCAATTCTTTTTAAATATTCTTCAATTTCTTCTTTACTCATTTATTCCACCTCTTTTAACATATTTAATGCTTCTTCTATGTATTGTTCTATGTAAACTTCTCCCCCTTCTGCTTGTATCTAATTCATGAAGCCCCTTTTTTAATTCTTCTATTGCTTTATCAATCACTTTTTTTAATTGTTGGTTTTCTTGTTGTAAATCTTCTATGAATTTTAATAATATATATATTTCAGCATAAGTAATATCGCTGTCTCCTATAAATTCATAAGAACCGCTTTTTACTAATGAATTATTTTGTAAGATTTTAATAGTTTCTTTTACTTCCTCATTCATCTTTCCACTCCTTAATCATTAAAATAAAATTTATTATTGCTATAATACCAATAACCCCCCAGAATATTAATGGTATATATAATATAAGCATTTAATCCTCCTTACCATTTATAAGTCCACATTAGATATAATACATAAATTAATATTGTTGCTAAAACCAATAGATTGACTATAATTAAATATGCTTTTATATCTTCTTGTTTATTCTTTTTTAATATTCTTAATTGTTCTCTTTCTGTCTTACTTGTAGGAAATTCTTTTTTTAATTTCCACATTTGATATTTGCTTATTTTTTCTGGTTTCATTTAATCCTCCTAAAATCTTTGCAGGCCTCTGTATTTTTTGTTATTCTTATTTTTCTATATCTACAATAATATGTCGGTATCGTATTTCCTTTTATTTGCCTTTTTTCTAATAATCTGCAATTTTTACATCTATCTTTTATTTCTTTTTTCTCTTCTGATATTATAATTTTTTCTCTAAGGCTATTTTTTTTATCATATTTAAGTGTTTTCATTAACTCGGTAATACTTGTTATGTTTTCTTTTTTAATTAAATATGACCTACAAAATTGTTTTATTTGGTCTCTTAATGAAATATCTTTACCATTATCTAATGCTCGATGACATTTAATACACAACATAGCCCCATTCTCTTTGCAACCTTTTCCACCATGTGCTCTTGATAAGAATATATGTGCTATTTGTAATGCTCCATTATTTCCACAAAAGACACACCTATTATTATCTCTTTTTTTTATATATTTTCTTGTTTCTTTATCAAACTCACACCATTGACTTCTTATACTCATCATCTTACCTCTTCAAAAAAGTCTTTTATTTCAGCATTACTATCTATACTTTTTGTTATAGCATACGCTGTTGTTTTTTTGCATAATGTTGCTTGATTATATATACTATTCATATACTGCCTAGTTATTCCAACTTCTTCTGCTATTTTTGCTTGATTTAATTTTATTTTATCAAGCTTTTCTTTTTTAAATCTATACATCTTCTTCTTCCTTCCTCTTTAGAATATATTTTTTAAAACTGCAAGTTTTACCATAAATATTCTTTTTTGTTACCCATTCTTCGTCAAACTCTATTCCATACTTATGTTTTATCTCAAAAATTCTGGCACTTAACCTAGTTATAAATAACTTTGAATAACTTTCATAAGTAGTTATGCTTCCATGTTCATTTAAATATTTAATTATCATTTCGTTTTGTGTCATTATATTTTGTTCTCTCTTTCTAAATATTCTTTTAACTTAGGGTCATATTCTGATAATATTTTCAATGCTGTCTGATAATTGTTATAAAGAATTTTATTTTCTTTTTTTGTTTTAATTAAATCATACACTAAAACTGCTATAGTAAATATACTTAATATAATTAATTCTTCCATTATTTTCCTCCATATATACATTTATCATATATTCCAATGCTATTTGTTATTACTGAGCCGCCTTTTTCTATGCAATTATTTTTTTGGATATTTCTTATAAATATCGCTATAACTAACATTATGATTATAATTATTGTTTCTACTGAATACTTATTCATTTTTTTTATCCTCCAAATATTCTTTTACTAATTTCATTGCCATTTCTTCATTTACTGGCAATTTATAGAACTTTCTTTTTTCTTCTCTTAAATGTGTACCACTTACAAATGATAATGGCATGTGATAACTTTGCTCATAGGCTATCTTATAAAGGTTAGTTTGATATGCTACATATTCTTTATCAAAAGTGGCTGTTCTTTTAAAATCATTTACTCCTCTTTCGCCATTCATTTCTATTATCTGGTCTAATCTACCTACTGCTACTGGAACATCATCTAGAAACAAGATTACTGGTATCTCTGAGGCTATTACTTGCCATTTATAATGTTTCTTTAAGAATATGTAATTTTGAAGCTCTCTATTATTAAGGTCATTTATACCATCTTCTTCATAATCTTGAATTGCTTGGTGCATTTCAGTACCTCTTTGGCTTGCTACTTCAAGTATTCTTTCATCTACCCCTTGATACTTATTTCCAAATTTCTTTTTTAATATTGTTGTTATAGAGGGAAGAATAATTCCATTACATATATAAAGATGACTATCTTCCCAATATTCTATAACATAATTACCTATAGTCCAAGTTTGCATTATTTAATCTTGATTACTAATGAACCTTTAACTGGTGTGAATTCTACATAAGTATCATATAAATCAGGTAAATCTTTTTTAAACTTTGCTGTTCTAAATGTTTCTCTTTCTGTTGGTGCTTTGTAAGTAATACTAATCTTTTCATTTTCTAATTTTAAGATATTTTTATCTTCCATTTCTTTTAATAAGATTTCTCTTATCTTTTCTTTTTTCTCTTTTACTTTTTTTTCTTCTTCATCAATCATTTTTAATGCTGATATAACCGCATCTGTTAGTTGATAATTATCTTCTTTTTTTTCTATTAAATCGTTCATTACTTGTCCTCCTTTTTCGCAAATAATTTACTTAATATTTCACTTGCTTTATTAATAGACATATCTTCTAACTTTTCAAGGTTATTTATTTCTAGTAATTTAGTTAAATTTTCGCCTTGATAATATTTTTGTATAAGTTCTATTTGCTTAGGGCTTATCTTTGCATTGCCTACTTGTTTAGTTGCTATCTTGTAGCCATTTTCTGGACTTGCCTCTTTATCGGGGTCATCTCCAGTGCTTAACTTGTATGCTTTCATAAGTGCATATTTGTCTGCGTATGTCATTGCTTTTCCTGGTGCTTTGTCGCCTGTGTCTAAGCCATCTCCATAAACTATTGTTTCAATAAACTCACTAGGATTGTCTATATTAACAAATCTATAAGTAGTTTCTATTCTCATAAATAATGTATTAGTTTTAGTTATACTTCCATTATATTCACTTTCTTTTATTAAAGTATCTCTATCAATTACTTCTCTTTTTACTGGATAACTATAAATTCTATATTTCTTTTCAATAGGCTTAACACCATCTAATACATCTCTTTCTGATACTGCTTTATAACTTCTTGTTTTATTTATTTCTACAGTCAATCCTTTTTCTATAACCCCTATTTCTTCTGTTATTAATGACATCTTTTCATAGATGTTCATCTTTTTAATCTCTTCTTCTTTCATTTTCTTTGTTCTCCTTTCATTTTCTTCTTAATTATACACCCTATTTTAATTTTTGTCAACTATGTTTTACATTTTTATTTAAAATCTTTTAATAATTTTTCCATTTCATTATTTTCATTAATTTCTACTTCTTCTTTTTTTACATCAACATCAAACCATTCGGGCTTATGTTCTATTTTTTTATTTCTTATTTTAAATTTTTTTTCATCTTCTTGTGCTTGTTGCGCTGTTGTTATAGAATTATTTTTATAATTAACCAATATTGTATTTATATATTTTACATTATATTTTCCATTTAATACTGCTTGTTTAATTGCATATCTAGTTAATTCATTATCATTCCATTCTTTTATCATTTCAATTTCAATACCATTTAATGTTCTCCCAAAGTTTCGTTCTAAGAAGTCATAAATTGTGTCTTGCTTTTTTTGCCCTATACACTCTACTATACTATTCTCTTCTATACTATTCTTTACTATACTATTCTCTTCTCGGTTGCCAATTGGTATACCAAAGTCTTTTTTTAGTTCATACTCTTCATTTTCTTCTATAGTTAGTAATGATTTTTCTTTTAAATATTTTGTTTGATGGTATCTATCTTTTCTTAAATAATTATTAATTCTCCAATGCTTAATTACTATAACGCCTGTTTCAAATGGTATTATAAATCTTTTTGCTATTAATAATTTTAAATCATCTTCTTTTTTTCCTGTCATTCGCATTATTGATTTCCAATTATCGACAAATCCATCATCATCAGCCTCCATAGACAAATGGAAATATAAGTTTTGAGTGCTATCAGGCATTTCTAAGAAATTATCGTTATTAGTTATTGTTTTATCGAACATTCTTTTTTGTGCCATTATTTTTCCTCCTTTTTAACTGGTACTAATTTTATGGTTTCATCATCATAAAACTCTAAATAGAATGCACTGCCATATTTATCGATTATAAATTGTGGTATTATAATTCTATTTTTAGTCTTATCTGCTTTTTTCATAAATCTAAATAATAGTTTCATTTTCTCGCCTACCTTTCATATCTAACTCAATTGTACCACCTTTAAAGGTACCTGTCAATATATAAAAAGAAGAAATATTTTTTAATATCTCCACCCTTTAATTATTAAATTCTTCAAACTTTATACTTTCCATTTTCTTTTTTAGAGCATTAATTTTATTTTCTGTACTTGTATAAGCATTTTTAAACCTTTTTAACGAG